CAGCAGATTCATCCCAGAGCATGTACGCGCCAGAAGTATCGCCAAAGAACTTAACGTCATAGCCTGTGCCATCCACGCCGACTGTAATAGTTCCATCTGCTTGAGTTGCACCATCAATGTCTACGACATCAAGGTTGGCTGTGCCATCAACATCTAAATCGCCATTAAAGTCTGCATTACCTGCCAGTGTTAAAGTAGATGCCATATCTACAGCGCCATCAATATCAACTACATCTAAATTAGCCGTACCGTCCACATAGAGATCTTTCCACTCAGATCCAGAAGCACCTAAGTCATAAGTATTATCTGCGCTAGGCAGTAGATTAGAAGCAACGTCTGCGCTAAAGGCGACTGTATCAGTGGCGGCATCTCCAAAAGTAAGATTGCCAGCAATGGTTGCAGCGCCCGTTACAGTAAGATTTCCTCCGACAGCTAAGTTCCCTGAGACATCTGCTGCGCCATTAATGTCTATGGTCGTAGCATTGATTTCAATCTCTGTATCCGATACTAAGTCTAGGACACCATCGGCACTCTGATAGATATAAGTTCCACTGTCGCCAAACTGTAGCTGGTCTGTGCTAGAGATCAACAAGCCTGTATCTGCTACATGGGTTATAGAGACATCTTGATCATCTCCAAAGCTTATTACTGCTCCGTCTGCAAGGAATAGATCACTAAACTCTAAAGCAGTTGTGCCTAGAGCGGCTCCATCAGAAGCATCGGGTACAAAGGCCGTTGTAGCTGTTATCGTAGTTGCTTGAAGGGTACTAGAGAGTGTTGCAGCCCCTGTGACTGCTAAAGTGCCGCCTACGGTAGCATTACCGCTAAGGTCTAGAGCACCATTCATGTCTATAGTGGTTGCGTTGATTTCAATTTCAGTGTCGGATACTAAATCAAGAACACCATCAGCACTCTGGTATATATAAGTACCTGAATCACCAAACTGAAGTTGATCTGTACTAGAAAGAAGTAAGCCTGTGTCGGCTACGTGCGTTAGAGAGACATCTTGGTCAGCGCCAAAGTTAATGACAGCGCCATCAGCCAGAAAGAGATCACTGAACTCTAAAGAACTCGTACCCAGTGCTGCACCATCGGAGGCATCAGGCACAAAGGCAGTCGTTGCTGTAATCGTTGTGCCTTGAAGGGTGCTGGAGCCTGTTAAAGCTCCTGTAACACCTAGAGTTCCAGCAACCGTGGCGTTGACATCAACGTCCAAAGTATCGACATGGGCTGTTCCGTCAAGAAATAAGTCTTTGAACTCCAGAGAGGATGTGCCAAGATCAATATCACTATCAGTGACAGGGACAATAGCACCATCTTGTATACGAACTTGTTCAACCGCTGCACTAGAAACCTCCACAAAAAAGCCCCAACGATTATTGGTACTGTCGGCAACAATCTTGTTGAGAAAGTCTAGGTCACCTATAGTGTGTACATTACCGCCTTGTCCTGTTGATCCATCGTGCTTATGGCCTGTTGTGCTTTCGCTGCTGGATGAATATGTAAAAGCGTTTACAAGTTGGTTATATTCGTTGTTGAATAGGGCGGCTGTAATTGTGTCGCCATCGGCTAATGAACTCTGTCGTGTATAATTCTGGGCCATGTGTTCTTATCTCCTTCCTGATGGCATATAGTCTACATAAAGACCATTTATAGCATAAGATGCTTTTTGATCTTCACTCGAAATTCTAAAGCTACAAGTATTGCCAGATCCTTCTAGTGTAATTCTTTCCATAGGGTCGCTAGTTGCTCCAAATGTAACTGCGTTAAAAGCAGAAGTACCAAAGATCGCTGGCAATGCAATCGTCGATACAGAAAAAGGTTCTGGTTGAGGTATGTCAGGATCTTCGTAATCGTACCGTACTCTAAAGCTTGGTAGCACTGCTCCTTCTGGACTAAAAGAAACTCTAGCATACTTTAAAGTTTTCCGGGTTCCTACATCTCCAAAATCAAAATCGGGTGTCTGATATACAGCAGCTATATCAGTTGCTGTACCTGCATTATAAAAAGAAGTACCATCAAGATGATTGTAAATGTAACCATCTTTATCACCATGATAGACTTGCTCTACGCCATCCGAATCTAAACCAGACTCCAGTCCTAGTGCTTGAATACCTAATGTCTCTGACCAAGCAAAACCATTAGGTGTTAAAGTTCCTATAATTCCCCTAGCAATTGAAGGGCTTTCTGTATTTGTACTATAAAACAATCTGTATTGCGATTTACTTCTTAGGACAGCACTAGAAATAATGTAGCCTGAGTTAGCTGCTATGTCCGTAACAATACCCTGTATCTGTCTACTTACGGAGCCTAGTTCAACGTCACCAATTCTTGCTGTACCTGCAACAGTACGAATACCATCAGGAGAAAGAAACAATAGGTCACCACCAATTTCCTGAATACTTCCACCCGATAAACAACCTACGTTAGTTGTGATGGGCGATACTGCTATGTTGCTTGCATCGTTTATGTTGGATAGCTTATGTATACTGTTCTTACAGAATATAATTAAATCACTACGAAAGCTTGCAAGTCCTACTACGCCATCAGAGATTACTATACTTCCTGATCCTGAACTGCTAAAGCTATCTATGTCGTTAGTGCCACTATAGTATATCGTGTTCTTAGCTGTAGAAGCTCCTGCAACTACTAAATGTTTATCGTGTATAACGCCTATAGCAGGGCCTAATGTACTACTTACTGTAATCTCTTTAGCAAAAAAGGTTCGTGTTGTTAAGCCAGCCGTACCTGTCATCTGAAACAAGAAAGGCTCGTTGACACCATCACATATTACAATCTCTCCATAATCTGAAGTACCTTCGTATAGTGCAAAAGAACATCTTCCTTGACTCGTTCTTGCTGCTACTGAACGGCCTGTAAAGGTACTGTAGTCATCTCCTCCTGAATCAACACTCGCTCTATTAAGCTGTAGCCAAGCATCTTCACCATCTTGACTAAAGAAGATTCCTGTCCCTGAACAAACTATTAAGCCGTCTGCATAGACTGCCATGCCTAAGATTGTCTCAGAACTATTGGGCTTAGTATCCCCAAATAACGAGAAGCCATCTACTCGCCTATAGCCTCCATCTGGATCTACTTCAAAGTTCCTAAGCCGTGTAGCCAGTCCCGGCTGTGCAAGCATCTCTAGCTGGTTTAGGTTGACGTTTAAGCCGCCTGTACAGGAATACCCCCAAGGCTGGGACATTAAACAAACCTCACACGATCATCTTTAAAGTATCCTGGTGTCGGCTCCATAAGATGCAGCTTCATTAGTTTTAAACCCCGCTTATAGTCATCGAGCGCAAAAGCCGCAGCTTGTGGGTTCTCTTTAAATTGATGAATATAGTATCTTGCTCTAGCCAAAAGGACTGTTATGTAAACATCAGGAAACACTATTGCATCTCCGTGTGCCGAAAGCTGTGTAGGCAGATCAAAAGCAAAAAACCAGATCCTATATACTTGGTCTGGTATTGGGCTTAAGCCGAACTTACGAGCATCAGGACTCCTTATGACTCTAGCGGGAACGCCATAGGTCTGAGTGTCTGAATCGTCTTTATTCTCACTGGTTCTAAAATAATCTTTCCAGTCTTCTGTAGTCGTATACCTAATATTATTGATAGTATACGGTGCGGATTCACCCGACACACCCACAGTAGTTAATAGAAAATTATTCCAGTCTATATAGCCATAGTCAGTTGTCATACTGCTACTAGCAGGTTTTAACTCATACCAACGTGTACCTGCTACAGTTTCTACGTACGTATTACCGTACATAGGATCAGTAGCGCCACTCTCTGCTGTAGATAGAAAAGGCCATTGAGGTTCTTCGTTTACAATATCTAAATAAGATCTGTTAACTGCATCTTTAACGTGCTGCTGTACGCCTATCGCAGCAGCAAAGGTTGCAGAAGTTAAAGCTACCTCGTTCAACTCTCTTAAAAGCTCATTAGTCAATGTTAAATAAGTAGTAGCCATTGTTATTTCTTTCCAACCTTAAAGTTTGCAGTTTTAGTAGAACCTTTATGGGACTTGTAGCCTTCTTTAGAATCCTTCATAAGTTTGAAGGACTTTCCAGATTTCATCCAATGATAGCCTTTAGGAGCCTCTACTCTCATCGTTTCTTATTTTTACAAGCACATGCCTTTTCCATGTCCTGTACACTTTTAAAACTTAATATGTGCATAGTATATTAGTCCTGTTCGCTGCTAAATGTTTTAGATTTTAAACGGGCCATATCAAGCTCAGAATCACCTTTATTTCTAAAGATGAGATCATAGTTTGTATCGTACTTAGCTTTATCAAACCCCTTCCTGAAGCGACTGTCTTTAGAGACAATTGCTTGCCGAAACATCACGGGCTTCTCTTCGCTTCCTATCTGTGGCATTTATTAACTAGCCTGAGTAGTTGTAATACCGTCTTGTACTTTACACATACCATCAAGATACCAGTTAGTACCGTCAGACCATACATGGACATAATCACCATGAACAGCTTTACTTGCTACTAATGAGATAGTATCTGCATCTGTAACAGTCGCTACAGCACCTGCGGCATCTTCCGGTGAAGAAACATTGCCTACGATGATGTTAGCACTTGAAGCTGTTACAATAGTATGAGTACCTGTGGGTTCTGTAGCGCCAACATAAAACCAATACTCAAGCCCTGCGGCAGGAGATGGTAAAGTTTGGATTCTAGCAGTTGCTGTATTCAGAACGAAACGAGTACCAGACTCAGCAGCAGTAATAGTATTTGCCGCTGTGATTGCCTCTGTATCAGAGGGCTTCTGAACTTTTTCAGCGAGTTCACGGACATCACTCGTCTTTGCTGAATTACGTCCAGTGTCTCTAATATTTACGATTGTCATATTCTTTTCCTCTTATCAATTATTTAAATGAGTAAGGTTCAAGGGGAGCCGTTTATAGACTCCCCCGTTCCCATATTTCTTTTTTAGTCAATTCCGTAGAACGCTGACACAAGAGCATCGTCGCGCAGTACTTTGGCCCCATATACATGGAGTCCTCGTACAATGTCGCCAAAGCTGTCGGGATCACGGATAACTTCAGTGCTAGTAATCGTTTGAGCAGTAGCAGTAGAAGACATATGTCCTCCAATACACTGACCAGCAGCATTACTAGTTGACGCTATGTTATTGGTCTTGTACATATCAAAACCACGCAGCTTGCCAGAGCTTACTAGTCCATTACGGATAGAGCCTTGACCAGCATTGTAATCTACTGATAAGAGTTTAGAGGAACTTTGTACAAGAACTTCATAGAACTCTGGATTTGCTACAAACCAACGACCTTCTTCAGGCACATTAGATTCGTCAAGCAGACGAGCCATGTGAGAAAGAACATCAATTGGGTCATGCTCAGAAGAGCCAAATCCAATGTCAAGATTACCAGTACCGTCGAAAGTACCAGCAGCAAGGTCTGTTGCGTTGTCAGAACCAAGAATATGGTTAGGACTAGCAGCAGAGACACCTGCAATCATTGCGGCAATAACACCTGCATCAAAAGCATCACGCAAAGCGTAAGCTGCTGAAGAGGTTGCTACGTCACGAAAGTTAACGTGTGACATATTCGTTTCAATATCATCAACGATGAACTTGAATGCGTTGGCAGTATCAACGATTAAGCTGATCTCCTGATCAGTCAGTTTAGACTGCGTTACATTTTGCCCACGCTCATACTGATAAACAGTAATGGTTGGTTCTTTGATGATCCTGACCGTATCTCCAAAACCAGATATCTCACCAGCATAATCCGTATTGGTAATAGCTTCAACTACAGAAGCCTTACGGAAGAAGTTGAGTACCTGCTTTGAATATACCTTGGGCAGGAAAAACGAGTTAGTCTGTCCAGATACCGAATTACCGAAGTTGGCATCCGTATCTGTCGAGGGTTCAAAAAATTGATCACTTTGGTTATAAGCCATATTAAATTACTCCTAATAATAAGTAGAAAAGATTATCCTTTACGAACTCTCCCTTCAGAAATAGCTTCACGAATATCCTCTTCGTGCTTATCAAACTGATCTAGGGACATCTTCGCAATTTCACTTTCTGTCCAGACACGAGGCTGTCGTGCATCTACAGAGGTTGTCTTGGTTGAGACAATATCTGCTGCGGATGACGATGTTTTACGTCGCCTTTGATCTGAACGGTTCTTTTGAGTTCTTTGCTGTCCTTGTCCAGTTTCTAACTTATAAAGATCTAAGGCTTTAACGGCCAAAGTTACATCATCAGGATTATCATAGATCCAACCTTGTATTTGATTCGGTTGCTCTTTAGCCCACTCGTGGAAGCCATCGTTTCCTCGAATCTCTTCGAAGTCTGGATGGCGTTCATGAAGCGCAGATTCAGCTTCTCGCCTTGCAATTTCAGCTTCTCTTTGTTCTATGAACGAGAGCTTTCCTTTTAAAGCTTCTACTTCCTGCTGACTGCGCATGTGTGCTACAGTTTCTACCGTATCGTACAGATCGGGATAGTTCTGTCTAAACATTTCAAGTTCTTCTTGAGATTTTGGAGCTTGATAATCTGGTTCAGATTCTCTTGCGTCCTCAATAAGTTCTTGTTCTCTCCTTTTAAACTCAGAAAGTTTAGAGTCATAATGTTTCTTTAAATCGTCGTACCTCTTTTTATAGTTAGTGTTTTGGTCATTATCATCATTAGGGGCCGCTTTCTTTTTACGTTTGCGGGTGGCCTTCTTTTGGGGGCGGTCTTCGTCCTCATCCTCTTCATAATAGAGGCCATCTGCGTCTGCACGTTTAGGGCCATCGGGCTTATGCCAAGCCTTCTTTCTATTATAGGGGTTCGGTACTTCTTGTTTTTCTTCCTCCTCCACATATTGTTCGGACATAAAATACTCTCCTTTTCTACGGGGCTTGTGTGATCTTGTTCAAGGTAGCCAATTTAAAACGTCTTTTAAAAATTTTGGGGCTTGTGTGATACAAGGTAGCCGTATATATTTGTGTTTTCCTATCTTCGAGATCCTACAAGACTAGGCATTTGATTAGCACCTAGCATAGAGCGATGAATTTCTTCATCATCATCATCATCTTCTGCTAAAGGATCGCCCCTTCCATCCCCATAAGGGTCAGTAGGGTCATCAAGTAAACCTCCTCCTGCATATCTCACTTTACCACCGTTTCTTTCTGATTCACGTTCAGCATCATCCATCATTTTTTGAAGATTATCTGCGCCAATCTCATCGGTGGCTTCTTCGGTGACTACAAACTCTCCGTCCGACAGTCTTGCCGGGATCGAGTCTGACACACCAGTTCCGGGGCCTTCAACTTCGCCAGCCCCAGAAAACTCAGAAGCAGACGTTATTACCTTATCGAAAATATCGTTAAGTTTTGGGTCTGATTCTAAAGCATTCATTAAATATTCTTGTTCTGATTCATCTAAGGTTTCGCCTAAGACAAAATCTAAATGGTCATCTTCCATTTCTTCATCAGGTACTTGTTCTGCCATTGCTTGTTCGTCAGGCGTATAAGTATCTAATGGCATTTCTTCTTCTTCTGTTTCTTCCATTTCAGGTGGTACTAGCATTGATAGGCCTCCTTCGGCTGAAGTATGTCTATCGATAGCTCTTAGCATATTTTTATCCATTGCAGCATCTTCTTCAGCCTGTTTCAGTTCGAGTAATTCTTCTGGAGCCAGCTTATTGATTCTATCGATAGATTGTCGTATAATAGAAGCCTCATCCTTCGTAGGAGAGACACTAGGCTGCTGCCTATCTATAAGCTTTTGGCGAAATTCTTCTGCCCTTTTGCGATCTTTTGAAGACATTGTATTTTCAGCCATTATCTTTCCTCCCCATTGCTTCTTTAATGTTATCCTTCAACTGCTCTAGGCGTACCAGAGAATTCAGCCTCCCCTGGCTGCGGTACAGCTCCAGTTCCGACGTTGCCACCGCCAGT